GGGTTGATGATCATGATTGAATCGTCAATGTCTGTTGTTGCAGATGTATTTGCAGTGACGTATAGATCAAGACCTGCAACACGACCACGCAATGATGTTGGTGTTGCTGAACCTGGTTGGTTGCTTGGTTGTGTAACTTCGTTGTATAGCGGCACGCCATTGTTATTCAATGACATTAGGTTTGACCATTGTGAAGTGTTAACCAAAATGTTTCGTGCGAATGGATTCGCAAGACCAGCAGTTGCAGCATAAACGCTTGCTGAACCGCGAGCAATTACACCCAACAATTCAGAACCCGTTGGGTATGTTGCAATTGAAGTTGAATCAGCAGTTGCGCCTGCAACTAGTTGATCATTAACGTACTTATCCTGTGCCTTAGCCATAGCCGCCACCATGTTACGAAGTAACTCGTCATAAAATAAAGGGCTAGTCCTGGAAAGCAACTCCACCGAAAATTTTTGACTGCCCGCGAACTTCTTGACGTCCACGCTCAGGAAAGCGGAATTTTGGTCGGTATCTGAAAACGCTGCGTCTTCAGCAACGACTGCAACTGTTGGTGCAACTGTGATCTTTGGAATTTCAAAAGTCATTCCAGCGTCAGGCAATGTGCCGCGAGAAATCGCGTCAATGCTCGGACGAATTGTTGTTGATAGTCCGTTGATAACTTCCGACAATTGACGTGTTGGAACAAGTCCAGCGTTGTCTGTTGTGTTGTCAGCAGCAAGAACGTATTGGCGTGCTGTTTCGTCGCCTGTTGCAGCAAGAACCTTATTTTCCAGGTACTTAGCGGCAGTGATTTCGATTCGTGGTGTTGCTTTCCAACCACCAACTGCGTTTGCAGTTGCGGTGATTGACTGGGCGGCTTCAACCGTTTCGGCGGTTGCAGCGTCTTTGACGGTGTCTTCCACTTCGTCTTCTCCTTCTGTTGGTTGTGGTGCTTCAGGTTCGATTGTCGAATCTGAAATTTCTTCTTCAGTTGCGGCGACTGATTCGACGCGGGCTGATCGAATTGCAGGTTCGCTAGTTAGCGCAACGCCTGTCAATTCACCCATAAGAATGCGAACCGTTCCGTCCTTCAATGTTTCGTATTCGTCAAATGAAACTTCAACACTAAATCCGTCGCGCAAACCTTCTTGCGCTTCAATCAATGCGTCGTTGCCTGCGGTTGTTTCAGCAATTTTGAATGTTGCGTCAATTCCCTTTTCGCTTGATTCAATTGAAAGTGTTTTACCAATTCGACGTGTACGGTCATGTTCTAGGTTAAGCAAAACGGCAGTTGGTTCAATTGAACCAGCAGCGAATTGAACCTTGCCAATTGAAGCGTTGCCAGTTTCTTCGAACGTCACAATGCGCCCGGAGATTGTGCGACTGTTTGAATCTGCCGCAGTGATTTGCATTGGTGTTATGACTTTTTTCATAGCAGCATGTCTTCTTCCTCGCGTATTTCGTCGATCGACATTGCGCCGATTCGATTTAAGATTTCATAAACCTGCGCGCGCTCGTAAGGATTGCCACGCAAGAAGTCGTCAAGATCAAAAGACACCCGATTTCCTGCTGGGGTGAAATCCGCGAAAGATAACCTTTGTTCAATAATTGACATGTAATTTCTAAATGCAAAATCAACCAGGTCACGTCGTTTGTCTAGCGCGTTTGAATAAGTAAATGAAGACTGTTGCGAATCTGTGAAATAAGCAGGTAATCCGCACGCGCGTGAAAGTTCTAAACTGACGTAGTTTCTCGCTTCATTCAGTTGCAAATTCTTCGGGTCGTAACCAATTGTTTCAAGTGTTACGTCAGCATTCAAAAATGCAGTTGATTTATTTGCACGCGCGGTACGCCATGCGTTTAACAATTTTGAAACGCGGTCGGCTGGCAGTGATGTGCCATTTGATTTCAAAACCATTTGCGGAATTGGTTCGTTTGCAAAATTCATTGCAGCGCGTTCAAGCGCAGCGGCAGCCTTGATTGTGCGACCTGCGCGAGATAGCAAACCTTCTTGCGTGTTGTTGAATACAACTAAATTTGAAGGGTCAACGTATGCGCCGTCAATTTGATAAGACTGGATTTCGTAACCCATGCCAGTTGTTTGAATTGTTACACGCTCAGGTGCGATTCGTTCCATTGCGCGAATTTTTCCTGTATCGGCGTACCGTTCCATAACGTAGGCATACGCAGCAGGGTGGAAAAATAAGTCTGAAATAATCCAACCCCAAAATGTCGCGCCTGGAATGCGTGGGTCAGGTTGATTGATCACGCGCGGTTGTGAAACCTTTTCGCCTGTTGCTTCATTGCGGGTGTGCATTGGAAGTGAACCAATTGTCTGAATGATTCCCAATGCGCGGGCGCATGTTGGAACGCTCATTGCTTCAGCACGCGACGCCGTTATCACGCCGCCGAAAAGGAAAAGATTTCCAACTTCACTGTAATACGGCGCGATAGCGGCTGCGTCCACGTTTGCGGCTTCGACTGGAACGGCAGCGTCAACCTTTGGCGTGAATAGATCGAAAAGTCCCATGCCCGAATTGTTGCAGGCTTATACGATCAACCAACCATGATGTCAAGATCATTCTCTGGGCGTGTCGCAAAATGTGTCGCGAGCGCGACTGCCACTGCACCGCAAACGACCGATTGTGACGCCCTGCGTCCAATGACCCAGCCACCGTCGCCACGACGCAATTGCACTGCCGCCAAAACTTCTTCGGATAATTGACTTTGACCACGGTGTTTCAGCCGACCGCTATTGATCGCCGACAACATTTCGTCGCAGGCTTGCGGATACGAACCGTCCATGTCATAAATTGGAATTCCAGCAGGTGCAAGACGTGCGGCAACCGCTGCGCTTGTTTTTCGACTGTATAGAACGTATTCGGTTGGATACTTTCGGGCGTAATCTGCCAGGTCGTTAGCAATAGCCTTATCGTCCAATTGAAGGTCGTTTTGCCAGGTGTGCAGCAACTTCACAACGAATTGTTCGCCGCCAATTTTCTGCGCCCCAACCAATGAAGCAAATTTTCTACATGGTGAAAGATCGATTGCCAACCAGGTCAATTTGTCAATGTCTAGGTCGGCTGATTTGTCCAGGCAGTTACCCCACGAAGCCGCGTCCACTGCGCTATTGATCGCCACAACCCAGCGACACAAAACTTCAGTCATGACCACGTCAGGCGGGTCGTTCAAAACGCTTCGTACGTTGTCCGCGTGAATTAGTGTTCCCATTGAAGGATTTGAGTGCCTTGCGTTTTCCACGCTGATTTCGTCGGTCGGTGCTGACCATTCGAAGTATCCAATGTCATCTTCGACGCCTGCAATGCTTGCGAGCGCACGATCGCGAAAAGAATTCAAAACTATGCTTGCCGAATCGCCTGCATTTGTGTACGCCATGACCATTGGGTTGCTTGCCGCCATAAGGGTATAACGCAACGACGCGAACGATTCAATGTCGGTCATTTCGCGTAATTCGTCCAGGTGAATGGTTGAAGGTCGGGAAACACCACGCGCAGCCGAACCACCCGCGCGAATGATGAATCTATTTCCCGAAAGTGTTTCGATTTCTTCACCACCATGTTGCCAACGAATCTTCTTGACCTGTTTTGCCAGTGAATCATTCTTTTCAATGATTTGAACCATTGCCCTGAATTGTTCCAGTGACGTCGAAAGGCGGTGGGCTGACCCGATTTGTAGATTTTCGTCCCATAGGAAAAGACCGCCCAAAATTCTGATCAACTGTAAAAACGATTTTCCATTTTGACGTGCCACAACAATGGTGTTGACTGGTGAAGCCCACCGACCGTCAGGCTTGATTTTGTGGGTGTGGATAAGCGCAAATTTTTGCCATTCCATGAGTTCGATACCCAAACTGCTGGCAAGGTCGATCAATTCACCCCCGCGTGACGGTAAATCGTTCAATGGGGTGTGGATTCGTGGGGTTTGAACGCCTAAAAGGGGAATAACGCCTTCTGTGTCCCTACCCAAAACCGTTTGAAGCCGTTTTAAGCCTACTTCGGTCGGTTGGTGACCTTCTATGACCTTCTCAGTCATTTTCGTGGCTTCTTGAATCGTTTTTGGGGGAATTTAAAACAG